TCATACAGGGTTCGCGCTGTCGCCCCCGTGCCCGTTGCCTCGGCGATATAAACCCTTTCGGACTTTATACTTGGCCTCTTGTAATCCCCGACGATAGGAGGGGTGGAGAGAGGTCAAGTAACAACACCGCGGAGCGGTCGAAATTTTTTGATTTCGCCGCCTCGCGGATTTTTCGTACCTTTGTAGCCTCATCATCACGAAACTACATTATGGCACTGACTGAAGATTTGAACATTTACCGTTCAATGTATAATTTGTTGCGTATGCTCATGCAGGCGCGTAACAAATTCGATAAGTCATGCAAATACGTTGTTGGGGACCGCATGGTGAGCACAGCCCTTAATTGTGTGTCGTTGATTCACTATGCCAATGAAGACCGCAGGAAGGGCGCGAGAGAGGATCATTTGGATAAGTTCCTCATTGAGTTTGATTATCTCAAGACACTCATAATGGTATGTCGAGACGAGCGACAATTCAAAACGGACTCCGTTTTGGCTGATGTGTTCCTGCTCACGGCTGACATTGAAAAGCAAGCCGGAGCATGGCGAAAGTCTGCCGCTCGAAAGCCGGAATCTCAGTAAGGGAAAGAGTAAACTCAGAGCGCCGAATTACATTCCGTTTCTCTCCCGGACGTGCGGCGGCATCTTGATTGAGAGCGAGCAACTACTAAGGGATATCGGGTGGCTCACCATCTCGCGGTGGTAAAAATATCAGTGGCCACAACGTATCTTCCAACGCGTGGAACGTCAACATGAATAACGGCAACGTCAACAACAACAACAAGACAAATACAAACAGGGTTCGCGCTGTCGCCCCCGTGCCCGTTGCCTCGGCGACACCCCAAGTAGTCTATGACATACCATTTTCTACCATTATTGAGGCGTGGATTGACTGCGAGCGTAACAAACGCTCCAGCAATTCATGCACCAAATTTCGTTGGCACGCCGCCCGTGATCTTGTTGAATTGTGGCAGGAGATGAGAGAGGGCAGGTATAAGCCAAAAGCATCAATGGTCTTTATGGTTACGCACCCTGTACTCCGTGAGGTCTGGGCCGGCGCGTTTCGCGATAGAGTTGCGCACCATTGGGAACATCTGCGCTATCAGCCAATTATCGAGCAATACTTTATTGACGCCGGCGATCGTTCCATGAATTGTCGTAAGGGCTACGGCTCATTGCGGGCCGTCGAGACATTCAATAAGGCCATATATGACTTTACAGAGGGATATACGCGTGATGATTGTTATATAGTCGGTGGAGATTTTGCCAATTTCTTCATGTCGGCCGACAAGCCGCTTATATGGCCCATGCTTGAAGAACTCATGGTTTGGTCTTATGATAAGCCCGACCTTCAGGCGTTGCTTTACATGATGCACTCCACGATGTTCCACCGTTGTCAGGATAATTACTTCCGCCGTTCTCCGGAGTCTATGTGGGAAAATCTCCCTCATCGAAAGAGTTTATTTTATCTCGACGGTATGCCTATCGGCAACCTGCCATCGCAAAATTGGATGAATTTCGTTGGGGCAATAGCGACCATTTACGCAGTTTACAAAATGAAACTCGATGGGTTTATTATTTTTGTTGATGACTGGCGTTGCTTGGTTCGCACACTCGACCAAGGTAGGCGAGCTATTGATGAGTTTGGAAAGTTTTTGGCCGATGAGTTGCATATAACACTCCACCCGGATAAGATATACCTGCAACACTATACTAAGGGTACCAAAATGGTAGGGGCTGTTATCAAGCCACCCAGTAAGCATTACACCCAAATCCACCACATCAAGGAAATGCAGAAATGGGCAAATCGAGGATTTGCCGGAAACATCAATGCGCCTAAGTTCTTCAAATACCTCTTGGGCGCGTTCAAAAAAGACCGAGTGCTACGGCCATCAAGTCCGGGCCGTATTTATATCGCCAATCGTACACGCGGGCATTTCATCTCGGCCATGATGCAGTTCAACAATCTCGGCACATCGCATTGTAAACGGGTCGCACTCCTTGAGAAGATACGCGCCTCTATAAACTCCTACCTCGGACTGATGTGCCACTATAATTCCTATAATGTCCGTCGGAAAATATGCGAGAAGTATATTTTGCCGACATGGGGGAAATATCTTTATTTTGAGGATGGCTTTATGAGATGTGTACTGCGGCGAGAATATGACAAACTGTATGTTGTGCGCAAGCGGCTGAAGAGTCATAAGTACGCGGCCAAATTTATCCGCCCTATGTGGCAGGTGGAAAGCGTCAAGTAATTTCGCTGTTTTTGCAATCTCCTATAATCTTGTAATTTACACTAATTTGGGAAACCGAAAAATATAAGGTTTGGTAGTCTGAGCCTCTTATTGCCTTACTTTTGGCAAAAAATAAGAGTCATGAAGATACAGCCGGACCACATCAAACATTTTGGCGTCTGCCTCGCAGTCGCTTTCTCCGCATCATCAATCGAGGCTGGTTTTGGAGCCTCATATGGACAATCCTTTGTCGCGGGCTTAATAGCCGGTGGCGCTATTGGCGTGGGCAAAGAATATGGAGATAAATTCGCTCCCGGCAACAAATGGGATTGGAGCGATATTTCTGCTGATATGGTAGGTTCTATCATCGGTGCTGCTCTCGGTTCACTGCTCTCACTGACCAATCATTAAACATTATAAGACATGAACAATTTATCTGAAATCCTACGCTGGGTGTTCACGGCTATTGGCGCTATTCTTGCGATCATCGAGCCGACCTATCCCTATCTTTTCATCTGCACCATTGTAATTCTCGCCGATTGCTACACGGCATGGTCACTCTCAAAGAGAGCACGTAAGGCCCACCCCGAGAAGGTTAGTAAAGACGGCAAAAAATTCAAGAGCCACAATTTCGGTAAGGTCATCGAGACATTGCTGAAAGCGTATGCGCTTATCATCATGGCTTTCTTGATTCAACAGTACATAACCAATGGCTGGCCCATAGACCTTACCAAGGTTGCTGCCGGAGCAATTTGTTTCTGGCAACTATGGAGTATCCTTGAAAACGAGAGCAGCTGCAATGACTCAAAATGGGCGAAAATCGCGCAAAAGATACTTGTTGACAAGACTTCACGGCATTTCGATATTGATTTATCCGAACTAACCCCCAAAGAATGATGGTAGAACTTTATGACGCCGGACACGGCATAGACACTCTTGGCAAGTGTGCCCCCGATATGAGCCTCCGGGAGTATAAAAAGGCTCGCGAACTTGTGAAAGATATTGTAGCCCGTCGCCGTGCGATTGGCTATGATGCCCGTATCCTTGTGCCCGAAGAAAAAGACATAAGCCTTCAGGATCGTTGCCGACGAGTCAATGAAGTTTGCAAGCAGGTCGGTAAAGACAATGTTCTGCTTGTATCGGTACACTGCAACGCGGCAGGCGCCGACGGTAAGTGGAAAAGTGCCGGCGGCTGGTGTGCTTACACATCGCCGGGACAGACAAAGGCAGACATACTTGCTACGAATCTCTATGAGGCCGCACAGACCGAGTTAGCCGATTACATTAAGTATTTCCCCATCCGTAAGGCGAAAGGCGACTACGACAGCAAACAGCAGCCAATCCGCACTGATTATTCTGATGGCGACCCCGACTATGAGGCCCGGTTCTATATTCTGGTTCACACCCAGTGTCCGGCAGTTCTCACGGAGTCGATGTTTCAGGACAACAAGGCCGATGTCGACTTCCTGCTTTCCCCCGAGGGCCACAACGCCATCGTAAATCTACACGTCAAAGGCGTGGATAAATACATCAAATCCCAAAAGAGATGAAAAAGGCTGTATTCTTTATGATGCTGATTGCGCTTGTTCTATCTGGTTGCAGGACACAGAGGACGGCCCAGACTCCATTGCCGCCGGTAATCCTCAACAATTCGGACAGTGTCTGGGTGGAGTCAACAAAAGAGACTACCTATGAGCCTGTCGATGTCGCATTGGATCTGCCCCAGCAGTCCGAGACCAATGTGACACCCAATGACAGCAGTCATGTTGAAACCGATTTGGCGTTTTCTGACGCTTGGTTTGAGGATGGTGTTTTACACCACCTCATCAAGAATAAGCCCGGCCAACTGAAAGGAACCGCGTTTACTCCCCATACCACAGAGCAGACCAGTAAAGAGGCTGTAAAAATCAAAGAAGTTCCGGTCCCGGAGCCATACCCAGTCGAGGTGGAGCGAGAACTCACGCTGATGGAACAAATAAAACTCGCTGCGTTCTGGTATCTTATAGGCGCGGTAATTGTGAGCATAGGTTATATCTTCCGTAAGCCGCTCCTTAAGGCGTTACGCAAGATTATAAGGTTGAACTGACATTTTTTTGATTACGAAAAATAGCCGCGTTGTGAAACGTGGCTATTTTATTTCGGGGAGCAGTGAATAAATACGGGGGAAGATTGTATTCTAACTTTGGAACGCCTCTGATGATGTATGTGATGATGTGTGGGCGTTCCGTCTATGGGCTGCCGTGAGGTAGCCCATTTTATATGGTCATGTTGAGTGAGAGGCCGAAACGCTCAAGTATCCGTTCAATCTCATCGGAGGCTTTCACGCCAAGCCGATTGACTTTTAACAAATCTTCTCTGGAAAGTGTTACCAAGTCTTTCAACCGACGCACACCGGCAATATCAAGCGGAATTGCAATCCTCATCGGTATGTCCAGTTCAGTTATAGATGATGACAACAGCTGCTCCATGTGCAGCCTCATCTCATCATATTTGTCAAAACTTGTGTCAAGTGTCGGTGCTGAGTACATATTGAGGAGCGTTAAAAAATGGAGAGGGGAACCACCCCCTCCCCCAAGTCAAACCAATAAGCCACCGAATGGTAGGAACTTATTGATAGTGCAAAGTTAGCATTTTATTTCAGATTATCCAACACCATTCTGACTGCGTTTGTTGCTTTCTCCGGAGTAACGGAGATGTAGGCATAGAGTGCTGTGCTGCCTTTGTCAACTCTATGACCCAAGATATAGTCGATGACACTCTCACTGATGCCGAGATTGAAGGCGTGTTGAGAGAATGACTTTCGGGCCGAGTAATATATGAGTTGCTTTATGCCGGTAGCCTCAGCAAGTTTGGGCATATTCACATCAAAGAAATAATGGCAGTTGGATATACGTTGGAACTTTGTTACTTCAAGGTGGCCGTCCTTGCCTTTATATTTGGCTATAATCTCTTTCGCCTCATCGGGTATATTGAACTCCACAAATTTGTTTAGTTTGGGCCGGTTTTCGGTCTTCTTACGGACATAGTGGAGAACCTCAGTCTGCTCGTTGAAGTTGATGTCGAGTAAGTCCACCATGTTAATGCCCCCGAGATAGTAGGAGAGCATGAAGAGGTCCCTGCATTTGATGAGGTTCGGTTTCGTACTGTCGAGGTCCCGGATTTTCTTAACCTCATCTACCGAGAGCCATGATTGGCGTACTTCCATCTTTGGCAGGTCATAACCAAAGAACGGATCTACGCGATACTGAACATAGCCGCACCGCTTGGCATAGTTGAGCAGGACCATGAGAAACACAAGATTTGTGCGAACAGTTGTAGGTTTCAGTTTTCTGTCCCGGAGATGCTTATCAAGGCCCAGAATGGTGCCGTGGATAATATGCTCCGCGAGGACCTTATCTCCGATATAACTCACGATGTTGTTCCAGATGACCTTGTAGCATTTGACAGTCCCTGGCTTGATATGGGCATTAGCCATATACTCCTCGTAGATTGACTTGAGGGTGCGATGCTTGTAGTTGCCGGCCGTGCGCAACTGATATACCAGTTCAGGGCAAGTAAGTCCGTTGATGTATTCAAGTTCATCGAGCGCCGACTGATAGCGCTGGAGCAAATTGCGAATCTTGGTGTTGAGCATGGTTGCATCAGCACGTTTTACCACCATGCCGTTCTTAAACTCTTTGTTGGAGTCAAGGATAATGTCAGTGACGATGTAACGGGTTTCACCGTTGTGGGCAACTGAAATTCTGACCTTGTTTCTGCCGCCCTTGATGGATTTAGAGGTCAAAACGACCGCGTTTAATAATGCCATTTTTCGGACAATTTTTAGGAAATGTTTAGCGCGAAACAGCCAGTTTTTCAGTTGTCGGGGATTGTCGAAACTGACCGTCTCGCTGATTGATTACTAATATTTCCTATTGATATTCAGTCCTGTCAGCCATTTAAGGCTCTTTTTACGGCATTTATATATAAAAATACCGGCAAACCAAACTCGGTCTGCCGGTTGTATTGATAAATTAATGTAATCTTATTTCTCCGGTGCGCT